ACATTTTAAACCTTAAACTTGCCACCATTGGCAAAATAATGGGCTTTCGTGACCACTCGACAATCATACACGCTTTAAAGACTTATGAAATTTGGTGTGAGTATGAAAAACCATTGTTTGAAGATCACATTCAAATGTGTTCTGTGTTTAAAGTACCAAACCGAATCCAGTTCCAAAGATGAACCCATTAATTAAACTATACTTGCTTTCACTTGAGATGATTCCATTGTTGGATGATGTTGAAATACAAGGCGTGAAAGTTCAACGTGATATTAAACGTGTATCACGTACATTAGAAACCTTTGTTGTGGATGCTTGTGAACTACTTGACAAGCAAGATACCAAGAATGAAATCCATGATAAACTGGTTGCTAACTTTGGCAAGTTAATGGATAGTATAACTGAAGAAAATATTGTGAATCTGTGATTTTATTGTTTATTTATTTATTCCAACCCACATCATCACCTGATGGTGTGGTAAGGAGTAACACGTTAATTGATGCAATCATTTATGTTGAATCACGTAACAATCCAAATGCTTGGAACAAACGTGAAGATGCTTGTGGTGTTTTGCAGATTAGACCAATAATGATAAAAGATGTGAACCGCATTTTAAAAAGCAATCAATACACGTTAAATGACCGATGGAACAAAACAAAATCCATTGAAATATTTTATATTATACAAGAATACTATTCACCAAATGGAACACCTGAACGCATTGCACGTGTTTGGAATGGTGGACCAAATGGACATAAAAAACCGCAAACACTTACATACTGGCATAAAGTAAAACAACATTTATGAAATACTACATCATCACACTTGGATTTGCATTGATCGTTGCATCATTAATGATTAACGATTTAACACGCATGAAAAATATTGAACCGCCTATCCTAACAAATACAGATACAATATATTTGCAATTGGATAGTTTAGAAAAACAACAAGACACAATCAAATTATTTTATGAAAAAGAAATTTCTAATTATCATATCCTTCCTTCTACTGAACGCATTCGCTTATTCTCAAACCGCATTAATAGATGAAAAGACTGGTGATACTTTGGTTACTATTACCCTTAATCAAATGGATGATATTTATGTTGAGTTGCTTCAAAAAGATTCTCTTATGGCTCAAGCTGAAATAAACGCGTTTAAAGAACTTAAATACACTCAGTTAATAGATAGCACACGAACTAACTTTGAACGCACTCAACACGCTTTAAATAGCCTCAATGAACGTTATGATGTTGTTTTGACCAGCAACCAAAGACAAAAACACAAACTTAAACGCACACGACAATCATTGATCATTGCAATTGGTGTAATTGTTTTGCAAGTAATATTAAAATAAGTGTGTAAACCTTGCCACCTGACCATGTTCTTTGTGGTGCAGAAATCCTTCGAGAGCTTTAATTGACAAATATCCTTGTTTTTTATGCCATGAGTCTGTACCGCTTGGTGAACGTAAAGACTCTATATTTACCGAAGTTATATCTTTTGAAATTTTGTGGTGAACGTGATGCGTATATATATAACGATGCTTTGTGTTTGCCCAATATTCTTTTGCTTCAACTGCCATCAGCAAAGGCAAATCATTCATCTTTGCACCATCCCCATGCGTTGTGCTGATTAAATTTTGACCATAGGAAAAATATTTTCGATGTGCAATCGAGCAATCAAAGGTAATATTCTTATTGTTTCTGAACCAGCTTTGAATGACATCAGCTAAAAAAAACCCACTTTGATAATCATGGTTTGATGGATTAAATGTGAAGTGAATATCCGCCAATGGAAGTAACATTTCAAGAACATCAACATACACTTGTTTTGCCATAAGAAAGTTTGAATACCACATCCCATCCGTATCTTGTGGTGTTCCTGATGTTGTTTGTCGTTTTGGTGAATCAATGTGAAGTATGTCATTCCCACCAATAAAAAGTATTTGGTCTATGTTGTAACCACGTGATTTGTCAATGATACCTTGCACACCTTCCTTTACTCTTTGCACTGCAATGTTTGTGTTGTAGTCCTCACCAGTTTCAAATGCTTCACAAAGTTTGCCAATGTGTACATCAGCTGGATCAACAACCAACAAATGACCATCTTGTATTTTGGTTCTTGTTAGTGGTGGGTATGTTGGTGCATAATCTTTTAAGTCATTAATCAGTTGTTCACGAATTTTATCATAATCAACTGCACCCTCAAAGTCAGGGTTCTTGAAAAATAGTGATGTGTCTTTGGTTTTAACCCAACCATGTTTGACATTGTGAGTAGGCACACCAGCCGTTTCACAATATGCATCAATTTTGGATTTTAAATTTAAGAAGTATTTTTTTACACTTGCTGGTGCTTTACCAGTTAAGTCACCTATCCTTTTATAATATTGAACGCGTTGTTCATTATCAAATTGTGGGTACTTGTTAAAAATGTCAATCCATTCATCCGAATAAATCCTTTTCATTTTGTACATTATATGATGGACACGCCTTGTTTGAAAACTCATTGTGTCCATGTATTGTCACATCCGGATAACAACCTTTTAACTTTTTAACAAGTCGAATTATTGCATCCTTTTGTGCTTTTGTTCTTGTGTCTTTTGGTGTTTTGCCATCAGCTTCAACACCACCAACATATGCAATTCCAATTGAATATTTGTTTTGCCCTTTGGTATGCGCTCCAATCAATTCAATTGTTCGCCCAGCATTTATGTTTCCTTTTATATCAATGACATAATGATAACCAATATCTGACCACCCACGTGCTAAATGCCATCTTCGTATGGTATCAACACTGATGTCATCCCCTTCACGTGTTGCAGTGCAATGAATTATTATCTTATGGATTGCCCTCATAGTTGTTTTTTAACATCCTTGATCTTGGAAATCATTTGTTTGAATTTATCAATAAACGAATACCCTTTGACTGCAATGAATGATTCATCCATTGACTTGACTTCAATGCTGATTAAAGTTAATGCAGTGATTTTAGTTGCAAGAAATTCAACATCAACAACACTCATTGTTAATTCATTTATAATAAACACATCCGAACCATACACCATCATAATGGTTGTGATGTATGAAATTAGTTTTGGTACAAGTCCATTCCTAAATATTTTTGAAGTGATTTTTTCTTTTAATTGTTTGGCTTTCCAAATGCCAAATGCAGTATCAATGATTGTGCTTAAACTAATTAAAATTATAAGCGGTTTTATTGGTGCAAAAAATAATATGATGACTTTCAATATGGATGTCAAATATATTTTCATTCTTCTTCATCCGTTTCAGGAACAACGCAGAATGTTGATTCAGGATATTTAATGCAATAAGCCTTTAAATAAAGCGAGTCATCTCCAGCGAATGTGTGAACGCCTACGGGATCTGGCCACACCTCATATTTCTCAAGACTTTCAACATCTTCATTTAATAACATATCAACGCTATATTTAGGCGATAAGTCTGTGCATTCGCCTTGATCATCAAATGCTTTGCAAATATGCCCTATTTCAACAACTGCATTGATTGCTGGTATTAATGTTTCGTTCCCCTCCTCATCTTCAGAGTATAGGGTTGGTCTAATGGTTGACCATTGTTTATCTGTAAATTCGTATTTTTTAAAAATCATAATGTTGTTAATGTTGCTAATTCGCTATTTGATAATCTTGTATTGTATATTTTGGTATTATAAATGTTTCCGTTTGCAGCATAATCAGTGTTTCCGCTAAATATACCATAAGATAATTCCGTTAAAGCGGCAATAGTATAAACAGTATTACTTGTACCTATTTGAACTCCGTCTACATAAAATGCTTGGTCTCCTGATTGGTTGTATGCTAATGCTAACTTATGCCTACCTTCTGAAATAGTTGTGTTTCCTATTGCTATATTTACGCTGCCACCTATAAACCCATTTACTTCTAATCCATTTGCCCAAATTTCCAAACGCTTATTTGACGCACCATCGTGAGCAGATAAAAGGATTTGCAATCCACCAGTATTTATAAAATCAATATCTAAAAACAAAGTCCCCTCCGTCTGCCCTATTCTATCCGCAACGTTTGTAATACTACACACATCCGCATTCCTTGTAACGGTTGAGCCTGATGTTGGGATGTAACTTGTGGCGTAGCTGCCTTGTTCGAGTTGTGCACCCCACATAAGCATTCCTAAAATAGGTATTTCTGGCTTTAATTGAACTTGACCAATTCCGATTGAGGAGGGAGTAGCTGTTAAATATATTCGATACCAACCATTTGTATATTTATAAAAACCATAATTATTAACAGAAGTTCCTACGCTGGTAAATGTTTCTGTACTTATATTAAATATTACAAATGATTGACTTCCAAAAACTGAACCTAATTCTAATTTAAAATTCCCTCCCTTTATAAATACTGAAACCGTATAAGATTGAATTGTTACAGAAATATTTTGCCTTGTTAAATCATTTGTTATCAAAGTTGCTGATTGCGTACCATCTGGTGAGACATCTGCATTCTCTGTTCCAGTACCACTAAACCAAGGAGATGAAATAAGAGATTCACTATAGGTAACTAAATTACTTCGCTGAGGCTCCAAAATTAGTGAGCCGTTGGAGTTGTTAAGGTAGTCAACGCGAGGAATATTTACTTGAAATACTTCTTTGACAGATACGTTGTCGATTGAGCCATAAAAATTTGTGCCTCTAAATCTTATCTCTGTACTCGTAGCCGTAAAATACTCTGTATAAGTTCCGTTTGCACTTCTTGGGATTACCGAGATTCCACTTCCTTGCCAAAAGCCAACTGTTCCGCTAACATAATTTAGCACTTCAAAAGTTGCTTTATATATTTTGCCGATAGTATTTACGGATGTTTGTTTTAATTCTTGTGTGGAACCACTTGCTCCGTTTCCGTTAGCAGCTCCGCCACTTATAGTCCAAGTAGATTCAATAGTCCAATCACTATTCGTTGCAAAATTCCCATTCGTTACTTCCTCTGATGTGCTAACTATTTGAGCAGTCTCAATTAATCCACTTGAGTTTACTCTTGTTCCACTCGTGCTTCTTGAGAATGTGAAGTCTTGCTTGTAGAATCTCTCACCCTCTTTATAGTATCCGAGTAGGTTGTCGGACTTTCCCGCCCAGTTTCCGCCGCCTAATTGTATTGTTGGTTCTGCCATTATAATATTGTATATCCGTAGAATGTTGCTAAATTATTAAAACTCAAGTTTACCTGACCAGTCAAATCCGATAGTTCCTCATCACTCAACGCTTCATCAAAGTACATTAGTTGTTTGCATTTGCCGTAGAAATAAACAGAAGAAACATAAGAAAATAAAATTCTTTCTAAATCTCCATTATTAAAAGTAGTGCCACTTGGCTCTGTATCAACTTCAACTCCATTTACCCATAAAGCAAAATCATTTTCTTTGTATTTAAAAGCTATTTTATTATTATCAATTTGGTTGTAACTTGTGGTTCGTAAATCTGCTTGAATACTTCCATTAAATAAAACTGCTCTTATTTGACCTATTGTTGAACTAAATTCTAATACTATATTTTTTGAATTATCAGAATTATTTATATAAATTCTTCTTGCAGTTCCATCATCAGCAAACGCACTTATCTCTGCAAACAACACCCCTTCCGAGTCGTTAAACGTCGCTGAAGTCCCAGCATTATTGCATACATCGGCGGTACGAGTGGTTTGTGAGCCACTATTTGAAATGATGTAACTTGTTGGATATGAGCCTTGTTCATATTGGGAACCATAAATAAATAAATCTCCTACTTCGCTTGTATTTCCTCCATATGTTCCTAAAGCATTATCTTTAATATAAAGATATAATGTACTACCAGAAGAATTTGTATTGTCAAAAATGGCGGTACATCTAAACCAACCATTACCATAATCTTCTATTTTAGAAGTTGTTTTACTTCCTGTAATACCAACAATATTGTTAGATAAATCAAAATTAGCATAACCTTGTAAATCTCCACTATGCAAAAGTTGTATTGCTTTAATATCATCTGTTTTAACAAAAATAGAAAAAGACCTTGTCGCACTTGATGTCGGCATAGACCCTAAAGCTATTCTTTTTGTAGATGTGCCACTTACAGCAGTTAATTTAGATGCGTTTAGTATTCCGTCTGGACTTGTTGCGTTATTGTCTGTTACTGCTAAATCAGTAGCCGTCCATTGACTAAAATCCTCACTATATGTAATCAAGTTCGTCCTCTGCGGTTCAAGTAATAAACTCGCACAACTTGCCCCTCCGCTATAATCCAAGCGAGGAACATCGTTTTCAATTACTTCTTTGACAGATACGTTGTCGATTGAGCCATAAAAATTTGTGCCTCTAAATCTTATCTCTGTACTCGTAGCCGTAAAATACTCTGTATAAGTTCCGTTTGCACTTCTTGGGATTACCGAGATT